CTACACTTACACGAGTTGAGATGGAATCTCGCCTCCGTGCTCTTTGGAAAGCTGGCTGGTCCCTTGCAATTATTGGGGCGTCTTTTTCTCCCCCTCGCCCCAAGACCACAATCCACTTCTGGGTTAAACGGGCACAAGACCTCAAGCTCTCGAGACCAATCCCATCTCCTGCACCCAAATCTTTAACCACCTCTGTGCCCACCAAGAATGCTCCTCGTTTGAGGTCCATTTCTCCGGGCGTCCCTCCCGAGATAAGACCACGTCTCAGGGAGTTGTCTGAGCTCTCAAAGCGCTACAGAGCCAAAACTCGCCACGATAGCCCTCTAGCAGAAGCAAATCGTGAGTTGACCTACCTAGCCCAGCAGTTAAGGGCTCGTGGGGTCCCTACAGCCGCTATAGCAGAAGCTGCAGGAGTTACCTACCGAGCTATGGCAAGGAGGCTTAGCCAGTGATTAGAAGCTATAAAACAAAGAATGGCACCTACAGTGAGAGCGACCTTGCTGTAATCGTTTGGAAGAACCCTAAGAAGACCAAGCGACCTCAATCGCGCCAGCTTGAGACTATGACAAGCCCTAACTCTCGCTATCCTATGGCTTTCCCAATTAAAAATCTAATGACCAACTCGGCTTTCAAAGAGGCTAAACAAGTCAAAAGCTCAGAAGAGTTTTTTAAGGTGCTAGAAAACACCTCTAGAAACTCCCCAGTACTTCTAGATCTACCTCTAGCAACAGTTACACTTGGTTGGAGCGATTTTTATATCCCAGAAGAGTATGTAGAAGGAGATCTTAAGTAGTGAGAGTCCAAACTGACGTCTTCCCAGCAATAATTTGGATAACCCCTCCCAATACGGCAGCCGTAGAGGACATAAAAATTCCTGGACCTTCACCTGAAGGCACTCGAAAGATAGACAGAGTCAGAATAGTTCTTAAAGGCGATCAAGTTTTGATAGCTACTGACACCCCAGCAGGTGTACAAATTGCCTTTAGAGAGAAATTCACAGAACGACACGTTGATGGGAAACTCAACGCTGTCCTTACAGAGACTGGAAAGGTAGTAGCCTTTATCAAAGACTCAAATTGCGGTTGTGGCTCACGTTTGAGAGCTTGGAACCCATACGGTCAAAACAGTTCCGTTTACTCAAGTCAGGATCCAACAGAATGAAAGATATAACACTTTTACAGTTTATCATTTTAGGTCTAGCAACCTATCGAGTAACTCGTCTTTTCACCAGAGACATGATCACCGCTCCTTTTCGTAACTTTTTCTGGAAAAAGTTCCCTCCAGAGTCTACCTATCTAGGCTACCTATCAACTTGCGAATGGTGCTTTAGCTTTTGGATCGCTTCGGCCTTTGTTGGAGCCTTCCTAATCGTTCCATCAGTAACTTCTATCATTGCTATAATTTATGCTGTATCAGCTGTGGCTGGTTTATTAACTGCGTATGAAGACAAGTAATACTTCATATTCCGTTGAAGATGACAAGGAGTTCTAATGGGTATCTTTACCAACGATAATCCAGAACAGTCATCTCCTCAACCAAAAAAGTCTTCACGCAAAAGAACTAGATCAACTTTTTCTCGTTCTACACAGATAGTTCAAGCTCCAGCTACAACATCTTCAATCGTTTCTGTTTTCAGCAACAATGCAAAAGCTGTCCCTTACTCTGCACCTAGATCTCTTACAGCTGCAGCAGCTCAAATAAAGATAAATGATAAGGGAGAGTTCGAACAATTTAGAATTCGTCGTGCTGCTGGTTCTAGCGCATGGCAAGCAGAAGCTTGGGAATACTACGACGCTATCGGTGAAATCAAGTATGCATTTAATCTAGTTGCATCTGTTGTTTCACGCATTCGTATTTATGCAGCAGCAATTGATGATCCATCTGAGCAACCAGTATCTGTAAGAAATTCAAACATTGTTGACCAAAGACTTGCAAATGCAGCTGAACGTGCTTTATCTAGATTAAACTCAGCATATGGTGGACAAGCAGGGCTTCTTAAAGATGCAGCACTTAATTTGGCGGTTGCAGGAGAATGCTACTTGGTTCAAATGCCAGCTCGCCCAGGAAATAACCTTCCTGAGTCTTGGGATATTCGCTCTGTTGATGAAGTAACTGCAGATGTTCGCGGTGGTTTTAATGTTATTGGTCGTCGTGAACAATCAACTTCTTCACAAGGCGCTACTGCAAATACAAAATTAGGTAAGAATGCATTTATTGGACGCATTTGGCGTTCGCATCCAAGATTTTCGGATGAAGCAGATTCATCGCTAAGAGGTTTGCTTGATCTTTGCGCCGAACTACTTCTACTGAATAGGACATTCCGTGCTACTGCTCGCTCTCGCCTCAATGCTGGTGCTCTTTATCTTCCAGATGGTCTTTCGGTTGCGTCGCAAGGCGATCCAGACTACCCCTACGATTCTGAAGATGGTATCGGCGCAGGGTTTACTGCTGAAGAAGCAGAGGACGAATTCGAAGAACAATTAATGGATGCGATGACGACTCCAATCAGAGATGAAGAGTCAGCATCAGCAGTTGTCCCATTGATTATTCGTGGTCCAGCAGAGCTTGGTGACAAAATCAAGCAATTTAAGTTTGAGCGTTCGTTCGATCCTGCATTAGCTCAGCGTGCAGACCGTGTACTAGAAAGAATCCTTCAGGGACTTGATGTTCCAAAGGATGTGGTTACTGGTCTTGCTAATGTCAAGTACTCGAACGCTCTTCAAATTGATGAATCTTTATACAAAGCACACATCGAACCACTTATGTTGCTTATTGCAGATGCGCTAACTGTTGTTTATCTTCGCCCATACCTTCTTGCAACAGGTTTTGAAGAGTCACAAGTTAACAAGATTGTTGTTTGGTATGACCCATCAGCA